GCAGAAGCACAGCCTGATAAGATGCTAGTGAAGATGCCACTTGAAACAGCTCAGATGCTTTGCACAGCTCATAGAATGTTAGACCATTGTGAAGTAAAATTAGTCCCTTCTAAGTCTGGTAAAAGAATGGTGAAGAGATATGTGTTAGATGATGAAAGAGAAAATATATTATATGCTTCAGCTTATATTAATCATCCATGTACAGTATGGGCTAGACAATCTAGTGGTAACTATGAATGGTTGTATGTTCACTTCTTAGCATTAGGTATGGAATACACTTATAGATACGGTAAAGAACATTCAAGTATTACTGATTTAGCTAAATCTTTAATGCACTTACCAAATAATATACACAAAGGAGATATGACTCCACTAGCACAGGCTATGCCTGATGAATACAAAAATAATAACCCAGTTAAAGCATACAGAAATTATGTAATACATGAGAAGAACTATGCAGAGTGGAATCAAAACAGGGAGAGACCTACATGGTGGACATAACAGAAGACATGATAAAGTTTAGTACAGGTAAAGAACTAAGCAAGAACGAATATAGAAACTGGACAAACTTTGTACAGCAACACAATCATGATAATCCTAACGACCAAATATGTTATGAAGTTGTATGGAAAGATGATATTTATAATGTAAAAATTATAGAATTAGATGTTGACAGTAATTACTAAATAGTGTATAATACACTCACATTAACAAACGCCAATGGAGGTAAATAACTATGGCAATACAAGAAGGAAGAGCCTATTGGGCTAGTATAACATCACCTAATACTAGGTATGAACCAGTCTATACTGTAGACTTGGTATTAGATGATGAGGTTGCTGACAAGTTTGAGTCAGACGGTTATAGAGTTAAAACTCTTATAGTCAATGATGAAGTTGTTGGTAGGTCTATTAATATCAAACGGAAGGTAAACAAAGCTAATGGTAATGGTATGAATAAAGTTCCATTACTTTTAGATAAAAATAAAATACCTATGGATGAATTAATAGGTAATGGTTCACTTGTTAAAGTACAGTATAACGAGTGGGAAACTGAAAATAAGTTTGGTAAATTTAAAGGTTTAGATTTACAAGCTGTTCAAGTCTTGGATTTAGTTCCTTATAAGTCTGGAGACGGAGACGAATTTGAAGCTATCGAAGGAGGCGAAGAATTTTAATATGATTATAACAATTAAAAACGATGATGGCACAACAACATATGATGTTAATGCTATCTCAGAAAATCAAGTGAAGTCTGATGCTCTTATTATTATTAATAAAGTAGGAACATTAGAAACACTTACAGAGGCTTTGAACTTTACAATTGCTACTCATCGGGGCAATCTTGAAACCCTCTTAAAAGAGAGAACCGAAGCTATCGTAGAGGACGAAGATAATGTTGTAGAAGCAGAGGAAACTTCCAACGAAGAAGAAGCTGATTCTTAGACATAGATATCTCCAAACTAAGCTAGGTATTGATGAAAGTTGATGCCTAGCTTTCTTATTTTAAAAGGTCAAAAATTATGGAAAAAGATTTAAAATTTGTAAAGTATCACTTACCCTGTCCTAAATGTAAGAGTAGTGATGCATTATCAATAAATGAAAATGGCTCAGCTAAATGTTTTAGTTGTGATGCTTTCTTTCCGAAGGCACAAGAGCCAAGTAAATATAGTACTTCAAACTATACAAATAAAGTAACACAATTAAACACGGACAATGGCATGTTTGCAAAACTAACTGATAGAAATATATCCAAAGAGACTGCACAAAAATATGGTGTAAAAGTAAACTATGATAGTGCAGGAAACTTAGCACAACATGTTTATCCTTTCTACATTAACAATGAACTTACAGCTAATAAAATTAGATACGTTAAAGATAAACGTTTCATATTTGAAGGCTCTCCAACAGGAGTAGGATTGTTTGGTCAAAACCTTTTCAAAGAAGGTGGTAAGTATCTTACAATAACTGAAGGAGAATGTGATGCAATGAGTGCCTTTGAATTACTAGGAAGTAAGTGGGCAGTTGTATCAATTATCAGAGGCTCTTCTTCTGCTGTCAAAGATATAAAAGAAAACTTAGAATACATAGAAAGTTTTGACAATATTGTTATTTGTTTTGATAAAGATAAAGCAGGACAAGATGCAGCTCAAAAAGTTGCACGTATTTTAAAACCCGGGAAGGCAAGGATAATGACATTACCTAATGGGTATAAAGATGCAAATGATATGCTTAAAAATTCTGACCACCAAACGTTTACAAAAGCTTGGTGGGATTCTAAACTATATACTCCAAGTGGTATCATCAGAGTATCAGAAAAGAAGAAAGCATTTTTAAATAGAGAAAAGAAAGAGAGTATACCTTTTCCTTGGAAGGGTTTGAATAAAAAATTATATGGATTAAGACAAGGAGAACTACTTACTCTTACAGGTGGTACAGGACTTGGTAAGTCTAGTATTACAAGAGAACTAGAACATTGGCTTATCAATCAAACAAATGACAACGTAGGTATTATAGCTCTTGAAGAAGATTGGAAGCGTACTGTTGACGGTATACTTTCTATTGAAGCTAACGCTAGACTTTACATTGACCAAGAACGAGAGAAGTTTGATAAAGAAACTATCATGGATATGTTTGATAGAGTCTTTGAAAAAGATAAAGTATTCATCCATGCTCACTTTGGAACAAATGAGATTGATGATATCTTTGCAAAACTTAGATATCTTATTGTTGGTTGTGATTGTAAATGGGTAGTCGTAGACCACCTTCACATGCTCGTCAGTGCATTAGCAGAAGGTGATGAACGTAGAGCCATTGACAATATAATGACAAGGCTGAGAAGCTTGGTAGAAGAGACAGGAGCAGGTTTAATATTAGTATCTCACTTAAGAAGAGTAGACGGAAACAAAGGTCATGAGAATGGTATTGAAGTATCTCTCTCACACTTAAGAGGTTCTAATAGTATTGCACAGTTATCTGATTGTGTTGTTGCTCTTGAAAGAAATCAACAATCTGAAGATGAATTAGAATCACGTACTACAAAACTTCGTATACTTAAATCAAGATATACAGGAGATGTTGGCATGGCTTGTTCTTTAGTGTATGATAAAGATACAGGCAGACTTGCAGAGTACAACGATACAGAATTTGAGGTAGAAAATAATGCAGTTAGTATTTGATATTGAAACAGACGGTTTGTATGCTGATGCTACAACCATTTGGTGTATAGTAGCTATAGATGAAAGCAATAAAGTTTATAGTTTTACACCCAATAAAATAGACCAGGGCATTGAGTTATTAAAATCTGCTGATAAGATTATAGGACATAATATTATTGGCTTTGATATTCCTGTTATCAAAAAACTTACAGGTGTTGATTTATATGAACACACTAAAGTTCTTGATACCTTGACCTTATCAAGATTATTCCACCCGACTAGAGAAGGAGGACATAGTTTAGAAAAATGGGGATATAAACTCAAATGCCCTAAGTCTGAACAACCAGAGTTTGATAGCTATTCTAATGAAATGCTACAGTACTGTGTTCAAGATGTTAAATTAAATAAATTAATACTTGAAGAATTAAGAAACGAAGCTGTTGGATTTTCAAAAGAATCAATTGAATTAGAACATCAAGTCTGTAGAATACTACAAGAACAATATGAGACTGGATTTTTATTTGATGAAAAGAATGCAATGCTTTTACTTAGCTCTTTGAATCATAGAAAAAAAGAAGTAGAAGATGAGGTCCATGCTACCTTTAAACCTAAGTGGGTAGATGTAAAAGAGGTAACACCTAAACTTAAAAAAGACGGAACACTTTCTAAATCAGGACTCACTTCAATTGAATATGAAGAACGAGTATCTACTAATGATACTACACCTTTCATGAGAAAAGAATTAAAAGAATTTAATTTAGGTTCTCGTCAGCAGATAGGAGAATACTTAAAAGACTTTGGGTGGAAACCAAAAAGATTTACTCCTACTGGTCAGCCTATTGTAGATGAAAATACTTTAAGTAAAATATCTCACATTAAAGAAGCTCAGATGATAGCTGAGTTTTTATTACTACAAAAACGAGCAGCCCAAGTAGAGTCATGGATTGATGCTCTTGGAAAAGATATGAGAGTTCATGGTTCAGTTATTTCTACTGGAGCTATCACTGGTAGAATGACACATAGAAATCCTAACATGGCACAAGTCCCTGCTGTTTACAGTCCTTATGGTAAAGAGTGTCGTTCTTGTTGGACTATTCCTGAAGGATATAAACTTGTAGGTATAGATGCAAGTGGCTTAGAATTAAGAATGTTAGCACACTATATGGCTAACGAGGAGTATATAAATGACATTATCAACGGAGACATTCACACAACTAACCAAAAATTTGCTGGACTTAAATCAAGAGATGAGGCGAAGACTTTCATCTATGCCCTCATATACGGAGCAGGAGATGAAAAAATTGGGAGCATCATTGGAGGAAATAAACAAGCAGGTAAGCGATTGCGAGAACGCTTTCTTAGTGGTCTTCCAGCACTTAGAACTCTTAAAGAACGAGTTGAAAGAGCATCATCAAAGGATTATCTCAAAGGGTTAGACGGTAGAAAAATATATGTAAGACATAGACATGCATCTTTAAATACCTTACTACAAGGTGGTGGTGCAATAGTTATGAAAAAAGCTATGTGTTTGTTAAAAGATGTGATAAACTTAAATAACTTTGATGCTAAGTTTGTTGCTAACATTCATGACGAGTGGCAGATACAAGTTAAAAATTCTCAAGCTGAATTGGTAGGACAATTAGGTGTAGAGGCTATAGAAAAAGCAGGTAAACATTTTAACATGAGATGCCCTTTGACAGGGGAATATAAAATAGGAGGTAACTGGAGTGAAACCCACTAAGAAAGATAGAAAGAAGTTTGATTTAGATTTAGAGTATGGTACAATTAGAGAACAAAAAATAGCAGAGATGCTTACAGGAAAAAAGATAGAAGTAAAATCAGAAAGAGATACTTGGATGAAAACAGGAAACATATGTATAGAATATGAATCATGGAGTAAACCTTCAGGTATCAGAGCAACAGAAGCTGATTACTGGTTTCATAATTTATGTGTTGGTGACAATGAGTTTTGTACCTTAGTTTTCAAAACAGATGTACTCAAAACTATTGTAGATAAACTTGATACATTTAAAACTGTAAGTGGAGGAGACCATAAAGCTAGTAGAATGTTTCTTGTAAACTTACAAAAGTTATTCTCATCGGATGTAATTAAAGCATTCAAGGATTCAGAAAATGACAAAGAAAAAAAAGATTAATACTTTAGTAGAAGATATCTATAAAGTACTTGACTCTCTTACAGAAGGTAATGAATTAAACATATCTGATGATATGTATAAAGAGTTTGGTAAAGATATGGAAGAAGCTTTAAGACATTGGGCTACTCCTCAAACTGATACAAAAGAAAAACTTAGAATGTCTAACGTTGGAAAACCTGAGAGAAGATTATGGTTTGATTCTAAAGTTAATACTGAGACTACAGAAAAACTTGAACCTAATATTCAAATTAAATTTTTATATGGTCATTTACTAGAAGTATTGTTATTATTCTTTGTTAAACTATCTGGACATAAGTTGAGTTCTTTACAAAAAGAAGTAAGTGTTGAAGGTATAAAAGGGCATATGGATTGCATGATAGACGGAGAAGTTGTTGATGTTAAGACTGCTTCAGGTTATGCATTTAAAAAGTTTAAAGAAGGTACACTACCACAAGATGATGCCTTTGGATACTTGTCACAACTTGCAGGTTATGAAGAAGCTGCCGGTACTAGCAATGGTGGTTTCTTAGTTATGAATAAAGAGACAGGAGAACTCTGTACTTATATTCCTGAAGACTTAGATAAACCAAATATTATTTCTAAAATAAATAAAATAAAAAACGTTATTACATTAAACGAGCCACCTGAACTTTGTTATGAACCTGTACCAGAAGGCAAGAGTGGTAATATGAAGTTAGCTAAACCATGTACTTGGTGTCCTCATAAAATAGAATGCCATAAAGATTCTAATAATGGACAAGGATTAAAAGCTTTTAAATATGCAAAAGGAACTACATACTTAACTGAGATAGTTAAGAAACCAAATGTTGAAGAGGTTAAATTATGAACGGAAGAAAAGCAAAAGCAATAAGACAAAAATCTTTACACATTTTAGTTGATTGGGTTAAGACTTTAGTACCACCTGAAGAAGCTAAAAAATTAACGAAGCAAGATGCATTTAATTTGTTACCTCAACAGACTCATATTTTTGCTAATCAAAGAATTATGTTATCTGCATTTAGTTTAAAATGGATAATTAAAAAAATAAAAAAATTAATAAATAAAAAAGATTTAAAAGATATTACATTAAAGGATTTACAATGAATAAAACAGAATTAGAAAAAGTTATAATACAAATGGGTGAAATTTTATCATATGATTATGAAACAATTGATAACTTTGATGATGACATTTTAGAAAATTTATCTACTATTTTAAGATTAGAACTTGACAAAAGAACAAAGAGAGTGTATAATTGAGAAAGCCAAGGAAAGTTAGACCAAAGAAAGTAGGTGTCCCAAAAGGATATGATAGTCTTTGGGAATACAATATACACCAATCAGTTCTTAAAGATTGGAAGCATCATTGGGATACAATTGAATACATCGTTCAGCATAAGTATGAAGCAGACTTTGTAAAAGTCATAGACGGTAAAACAATATTACTAGAAGCTAAAGGTAGATTCTGGGACTACGCAGAGTATAGTAAGTACATACATATTAGAAAAGCATTACCTGATAACTACGAGTTAGTTTTTCTTTTTCAAAAACCTTACTCACCTATGCCGGGAGCAAAGGTAAGAAAAGATAAAACAAAAAGAACTCATGCTGAATGGGCAGAAACAAATAATTTTACATGGTATAGTGAAGAAACATTACCGGAGGAATGGAAGAGTGAACTATAAATTTAATGAAGATAAAATTATAAATGAAGTAAAAGCTTATATTGGTAATACTTATGACCAGCATTATGCTAATGGTAAATATCAAGCTACTGATATGATATTAGATGCAGGACATGGTGAAGGTTTCTGTCTTGGAAACATTATGAAGTATGCTATGAGGTTTGGAAAGAAAAACGGAAAGAACAATTTAGACTTATATAAAATAATACATTATGCTATAATAGCACTTTATGTAAATAATAAGGAACAAGATAATGGTTGAAGATAAAATAGGAACTAAGCCTTACTTAGGAATTGAAATAGACTACGATAAAGAAAAAGAATTTGATAAGTTTAGTCTAGATA